GAGTGGAGATCGAGTCCACACCTCCACAATGAAGTGGCGCTCTACCATTTGAGCTATCTCTTCCATAAGGGAACATGAATTTTTCGCGTCTGAAAAAAGATAAGAGGGCGCGATCTTTCAGATTTCGTCCTCTTCCAGATTGCTCTCTTCGTCTTTTGTATCAACCCAATTGTTCAGTTTGCTCATCTGATAATACGCCCATCCGCACAATGCCAAGCTAATGCTTGCACATACGGTGCAGTATTTGAAATAAGCCCCATAAGTAATAGGTTTGTTCATAAAGTTCTTAATAGCTTTCATCATAGTAATTTCTCCTTTCAATGTAAGCCCTCTTACCTCCATAAAGGAAGCTGTATTTTTCGCGCCGAAAAGAAAGAGCCCATGCTTTCGCATAAGCCCTTCTCTGGGTCGGCCCAACTCAAATTGTGTTCAACCGGTCTATCGTCAAATATCAGTCTTTCGACGGCCGGAATGCCCGACACAACAGCCATACAATAACGGTTACAATCGCCATTGCAATTGCTGTCATGATCATCTGCCCAACCGTAATCGAATAATTCCAAATTTTCTTAAAAATAGATTCGTTCATATTACATTCTCCTTTTCTTGGGCCTTTGTCCCATAAAGCACGGAGAATTTTTCGCGTTTGAGCAAAAGAAAAGAGCCTACGATTCTTTACACGCGCTCAGATCAAACTCCGGTCAAACACGGTCTCCCAGCGTTCTTTCTTGAGGGGTTTCATACGCAGTGCCCACATGATCTGCCGTACGGTCACAGTCGGGTACTCGCCCTTTGCGTTTTTCTTCTTGGCGTGACTGTCAAAATACTGCCGGAACCCTTCATGTAGATAGATCTTGTCGGTCAGCCAGGGGTCAATGGCGCTCCAGTAAGTGGCCTTGGTTTTCTCGTTGTACCGCTGCTGGATCACACACAGGCCTTTTCCCTGTTCCCGGTAGAGCGTGCAGACACGGTACACCGGGTGATTACATCGGTAAACGCTCCCGTAGTAGCTCGTCCACTCTTTTGGCGGTATGTCGTGATATCTCATAAAAAATAAAGAGAGTCCGCAGCTTTCGCCACGAACCCTCTCGGTTCCTCCTTTACTTTCTGTCCGTAAAGCCTCTTTTGATCTCATGGAGACCATCGTTCATTGCTCTGGAAAGCGGCGCTACACCGCCAGCCTCGCAGATCGACCAGTATACCGTCGTACCAATCGTTCCCAGAAACGTCAGGCAGCTGATGCCAAACTTCGCCCACTCAATGTGCCGTGCCTTCGCAGCCTTTTCCTGATCGTTGATGACCTCCTGGCCCTTCCGCCGTTCCTCATCCTCTTTCAGGTTCTGGTTGCTCTCCTGCTCGTCGCTCTTGAGCTGCATGTCGTACAGCTGCAATGCCATCTTCGCCGTGTTCGTGTACTCTTCCGTACCCGGTTTCAAGTCCTTGAGACTCTCCAGCGATTGCTTTGCCGCTTCCTTCAGCAATTCTTTGTTTTCGTAGTTTTCCATTTTGATTTTCTCCTTTACAAAGTAATTAGAGTTTCCTCCATTAAGCACCATGTTTTTCTCGCGTCAGGTCCAGTTTGTGCACCCGCAGCATGATGTACTTGTCGCCTTCAAAATTCTTCACCTCCTCATCCAGGCTCAGGCTCAGATAGGGCCAGTCGGGGGAATCTTCCTCGCCGATCAGCAGCTCCCCCACTTCGCAAATATCACGGTAATGGAACCAGCGGTAGAGCGCCATCCCGAGGAGCAGCCCCAGAACGATGGCAACGAATAACACAGCATAGTAGATGTACAGCATTTTGAAAATCTCCTTTTAATAATGTAGTGGATAAAACGGTCTTCTGCGTGATGAAAAAAAAATAAAAGAGCCTACGATTTCTCGTAAGCTCTCTACGCCTTAGATGTCGTTGCGAATCAGAAACAGGTCATTTCTGCTTCGAGTTGCTCTCACAATTCCGTTCGCACGAAGCAACGCGATCGCATTGGCATAAGCCGAACGTGCATTCCTAGCATTCTTGTACTCGTCCGTATTCACGAACATCACTTTCTGATTGCTTTCGATAAACACGCGGACCTTGCCCATTGCGTTCACATAGCCTCTGTCGTAATTTGTTTTTACTCGGTAGCCCATAGTTTCAATCTCCTTTATTCATATTCGGAAGACATCCTTCCATAAAGCACAGGGAAAATTTCGCGTTGCTTCGTTACGGCCTATTCTAAAATAGAAAAAAAGAAAAGAGCGCATGTTTCCATACGCCCGTTTTCCGGTCAGAATCCATCAGCGGATACCACACCGAACATCGTTCAGCATGAGGAGTTCTTCGCCCTCATTCCAGCCTGCATACTTGTCGTTATACGACTCGTTAAATGCGGCCATAATAGAGTTCATCATTTCCTCAAAGCCCTTCACAATATTCTCCAGCATAGTAAATACCTCCTAAAATTGTTTATTTCTTTCCATAATAGAAGGTGAAATTTTCGCGTCTGTGCGTAATAAAGACAAAAAGGAAAGAGCTTGCGCTCAATCCTCCTTGAAAACGTATTTCCTGGTCAGCTTGATTGTTGCCATTGCGGTCATAGCAAACAGGATCATGCAGCCGATGAATGTCGGTGCAGCATTGCAGAATGCGTCCACCATGCTCTGAGTATCAAGCCATGCTCTGCCAAACGCAGCCATTTCGCTTGTATTCTCGAAAACATAGTTGTGACCCATTCCGGTCTGCATAAACACCAGAATCCATACAACTTCTTCCTTTGCCATTTCGATGCAATTCATCATAATTTCAAACATAATAAATCCTCCATTTTGAAATGTTGTTTTCTTCCATAATAGAGGTTGCATTTTTCGCGGCTGCGTAAAAAATAAGAGCCTGTGATTTCTCACAAGCTCCATTTTGATCAGTGTTTCTTCTTTGTTCTGCTTTTCACCTCGTTTGTCTTTGCTCCGATCAGCTTTGCCAGTCTGACCAGAATCACAACGATCAAGATCCAGATAATCAAGTTAAACATATCAACATACCACCTTTCATAAAGGCAGCTGTATTTTTCGCGTCCAGATAAAAAGAAAGAGCCGCAGATTTCTCCACGGCTCTCGCCTTTATAAAACGATGTAGTTCGTCGGTTTGGTTACATGCTCGATGATTCCTGCTTTCTTCAGCAGCTCAAAGTCTCGTGCAATGCCGCCCAGGTCATAGTTTTCGAGCCTGAGCTGATACTCGCATTTCTTATGATCCTTATCACCACAGCTTCCCAGCTTGTCTACAAGTGAATCAATGATTCGACTGTCAACATCGCAGTTTCTGCGGATGACTTCTCTCATAAGATCGCGACGATCAGTCATATCGTCAACGCCCTTCACGTCAATGTACATAATAGTCTTTTTTGCCTTAAACATAGTAAAATCTCCTTTACATAATCAAATTTTCGTGAACTTTCGTCCATAAAGGAGCCTGAATTTTTCGCGTCATGCCCGCTCCCGGCTGAGGATCCAGAAGAACTTGCGATAGTTGTTGTAGTAAGTATCCTTGCAGCATGGGCACCCCTTGATCCGGAGGGCTTCATAGGAATGTCCTTCTGTCACGCCGCGCAGAATATAAGGTGCGATTGCTGGTTCCAGTTCGCCCAGGCAGTGCTCCAGCAGATCGACCCTACTCGAATAGAATGCTCGTGCCATCGCCATTTGCTCTGTCGGGTTCGAGGGTGTTGCATTGACGATTGCTCCCGTGCTTTCCGGAAACGCTTTCCATCCGTCGATGCGTGCCAATGCGCGCTTCCATTCGTCGTATTGTCGGCAAAAATGTTTCAGTTCGTAATACCGATGCTTTGAAATATAATAAGGATTCTTTTTCGATAGCTCCGCCCGTTCGCCCCGCATGATTTCGTTACAGTTTTTCATAAAGTAGACTCCTTTGCACTATTTCTCAGACCACGCTGAGTTCAAAGGAATACTACTGGAAAAAACTGTCGTCTGCGTCCTGTTTTATTTTATTCTGGGTGAAGCGTTGCCCATTTTGAAATCTATCGTTTAATCTAGAATAGAATTCATAAAAGAAAAAGCCCGGAAAATCCGAGCTTTTCAGCGTTATCTCATGTTTTTCAGAGGACTGTGCCTGCGGTACAGCTCTGCCAGATCCTCCTGTGTCAGGTCAAGATAAGCCTGTTCTGTCACGGTCACGCTGCTGTGCCCCAGAATCCGGCTCAGGGTGTAAATATCTCCGCCATTCATCAGGAACCGTTTTGCAAAGTTGTTCCGGAACACATGCGGGTGAACGTTCTTCAAACCAACTCTCTTAGCGTACTTTCGGACGTTGGCTTCAAAATTATTTGCCTGTAGTGGCTTCCCATTGTTTGTACAAAATAAAAAGTCGCTGTCACGGTAGCGGTCTTTGTACTTGATCCACTTCCGAATCTGCCCTGCCATCTTCTCCGAAAAGAATACCGACCTGCCTCGTTTTCCTTTCGTGTTTTTCGCAGGTAGCCAGATGAACCGTTTTACCAAATTCAGGTCATTGACTTTGATCATCAGACATTCGCTGATTCTCATACCGGTGTCCAGAAGCAGCTGAACAATCACAAAGTCCCTGTACTCACTAAATTTGGAAATATCCAGCGCTCTCAACAGCCGTTTGAAGTCGTCATCTGAGATAAATTCCAACGGCTTGTGATCTGTCTTCGTAAAGTCTCCACGCTTGATCGGCGATTTCCGAAGAATATCCTCATCGACGCACCAGTTAAAAAACACTCTGAGATTCCGCAGGTAGTTGTTGATCGTCACATCTGAGACTTGTTTTCCGTAGTCCGGACGGTTTTCCGGATAATTTCTGGCATCCTGATTCGTCACAGCGGTATACTTTCCCCGCCTCCGAATCTCCTGAATGTATCCCTGAATCGTCAGATGCGTAACATTTTCCGTGCGCTCAATTCCAATTTTGTACAAATGTTGCATGAACAACCTCAACGTCTGCTCATAACTGCCAATCGTCTTCATGCTCAGTCCCTTTAACTCGCACGCCTCCAGAAACATTTCTACATCTTTTTCCACCATAAAAAACCTCCGGAATCCATTCGGCTCCACACCCAATAAATTCCGGAGATTTATTGCCCTATCAACAATCAATTTATCGCTACGGAATCCATAATTCTATAATTCCATAGCGACAAACATTTTTCAGCCTCCCAGAATTACCAGCTTTGCGCACAAAATATCACGTCGGCATGTGCATCCATCACACTGCTCTCTGCCGTTTATCCAGCCGCATCTTGTCAGCGATCATCGCGATGAATTCGCTGTTGGTGGGCTTGCCCCGCAGGTTGTGGATGGTATAGCCGAAGTAGCTGTTGAGGGTATCCACGTCGCCCCGGTCCCACGCCACCTCAATGGCATGGCGGATGGCGCGCTCCACGCGGCTGGCAGTGGTGCCGTTTTTAGGATAGGAAATTTACCTAATTGTTGTGAGGTATTCTCCGTTCTTCACAGGTATAGGCGCAAGTTGTTTATCGTGCCCTTATTATACCAGATGCCGGGGCATATATCCATCGACAAATCGCTCAAATCCGACAACTCAAAAAAGAAAAGTCCATGAAAATATCAATGCCCAGCGGCACCATATTTTTCCATAGACTTTTCCTCCATTTTGATTACTTCCTGGCGTTGTTCTCCGCCTTCAGCCGTGCAAACAGTTCGTCTGCCTCGATGGCCTCCTTGGTGAAGGAATTGTTCTTCCACCAGTTGACAATGGCCACCACAACGGTGATAAGGGTGCTGACCAGTTGCTGGAGCTGCTCGTTGTCGATGGGCAGCGGGCTCTTGTTGAACGAAGCCAGCAGACTGTTCAGCAGTGCCACGATCAGGCAGATGGTTCTCGCCCAGGTCGCAGCACTCGCGTTCGAGTATTTCTCCATTTTGAAGTCCTCCTGTTCAGGATGTGTGATCTTCCCTCAGCGGCAGTGCCTCCATCCGCTCGTACAGGTTCGTGCCGGTGCCGTTGCCCTTCAGTTCGTGGTACGCCTCGTATACAAGCCCCACGTTGGTCAGCCCTTCCGAGTCAACGTACCCTTGCTGGATGTAGTACCGGCAGCTCTGATAGAGTCTGTCGTGGAGCAGAGCCTTCACCGCTTTTTTCAGTGCCTTCTGCTCTTGGATGGTGGCGTAGAACGCCTTCCCCGCCCATCCCAGTGCCGCCGCGATGATCAGGGAGACCACCTCGTTGAAATGGGTCACGATAAAGCTTTCCGTGGGGTTCACGCTCCCTTCACGCTTGTCAGACCCGCTTTTGCAACGATACTCGGGTAATCCTTGTAGACATGGTTCATGTCCACCACGCCGCTCACACCAGCCACATTGCCCTTGGAGCTGTACTGCCACATACCATGCTTGCGGGTTGGCCGCTTGTTCCGGTAGTCCGCCAGCCATAGGTCAAAGTCGTTTAGCTGCCACATGTTCAGGTTGTAGTCGGCAAAGTTCGAGTAGGTGTACAGGATCGCGTACAGCCCCCACTTTTCGATCTCCCTGAGCTCCATTTTGACAAGTTTCGTCAACTCGGCTGCGGGCAGACTTTTCAGATGGGGGTCCTCCACGTCCATAGCAATGGGCAGCTCAAAGCTCTTTCCTTCCAGGCAGGTCTTGAGCAGGTTCAGCTCCTTCTTTGCCATGCCTTCCGTTACCGCAACGGTGTAAGCATATACGCCAACTGGCAAACCCACAGATTTGGCCCCGGCATAGTTCGCTTCAAAGCACGGATCGACATAGAGCTGCCCGCTCTTGGTGGAAACTGCACGAATCATCACGCCACCTACTTTTCCGCTGGCCTTGACTTTTTTCCAGTCAATGATTCCCTGCCAGCGGGAAACGTCGATGACATCAAGCATTGCCTTGCTCCTTCAGTTTCTCGGCCAGCTGGGTGCACAGCTTCTCGTACTCCTCTTCGGTCAGGCGGTCGTTGGCAAAGAAGATATCCAGCTTCCGCTGCATCCCGTTGGTCTTGCCGCGTTCGATCAGGCGTGCACAGGTGTTGTAGAGTTCCATTTTGATTCCTTTCTGCTCACGTTCCGCATGAGCCATCTTAATGTAAAAAATCGCTCATCAGCATTCCTTTTCAGTGTGCCAATAAGCGAAACGATACAAATGGGCTGACTCGACTCTTATTCCTCCGGTGTAACCCCCAGCTCCAACATGGTCAACCGGTACTCCTGATCCACCACCAGGCTGTCGGTGTCGGTTTGGGCGCTCTCCATCGCTGCAAGCCGCTCCTCCCATGTAGGGGTCGGCTTCGGTGCATCGGCAGGGTCTGGCTTCGTGCCGGCCTCAATCACAACGTAAGCCTCTGGCTGGTCGTCCATGCTCCACAGGGCCTCGCCCACAGCAGCCGCTGCATTGTGGGCGGTAATGGCATCCACAACGGCAGAATAGGCATCACATTCAGCCTGCGTGATAACAGGCTTCAGGATTTTTGTTCCGGGTTTGATCTCCATTTGAGTTCACCTCACTTCCAGCGGCCAACAGCAATGCCAGAACATGGTGCATCAGTTACTCCAGGTACTGTGCATGATGTCGTTTTTTTGTCCTTACAAACAAACGAAAGAAATGAGACAGGGCAAGTAACAACAGAATATTCCGTATTAGAAAATGCCACCGGAAATGACCATGTATAATCGATTCCGTCTGAATTGATGGAGTACCAGCAGATCTGCGTTCCATCTCCAAAACGGATGTAATTTGAGCCGGAAGATTGCACGTCGGAAGTCGAAAACACATTTTTATTTACGGTTTTCATCTGGCCGTTTATCCACACCGGAACCCATGTGAAATCATTATAATTGACAGCATCTGCACTATAATTAAAAGTCAGGGCTCTTCCGTCTCCGACATCTCTAACAATAGTATTTTCTTCGTACGCCGCACTGCCAAGGCCAAGCCATCTTTTCAGCACGTCCTTGGAAACATCTTTAATCTTCGTACCGTTGTCCGTATAACCGGCAATGTGCGTTAAATTGGAAGTTGTAAGACCCGCAGATGCATAGCCGATTTCAATGGTTTGGCTGCCAGCATAATCCTTTACGGCAAGCGCTCTGGTTGCATCACCACCTGCACTCGCACTTCCGGCATACTTGATGCTATTGAACTTGTCGCCCACGGTCTTTGCGTCCGCGGGTGCACCGTCAATGGTCAGGGTCTTGTCGGTGTTCACCACCTTCTTGGCCGCTTCCACCAGTTGGCGGGCTTCGTTCTCACTGGCCTTGGCGTTTCCTTCGCTGGTCTTGGCATTTCCCTCGCTGGTCTTGGCCTTCCCTGCGCTTGCTTCGGCTTCCTTGGCCTTAGCGGTGCAGGTGGCCACGCTGGTCCCCATGCTGTCGGCGCTGGCTTTCGCGTTGGTCTCGCTGGTCTTGGCGTTGGCAGCGCTGGTGGCAGCTTTCGTTTCGCTGCTCTTGGCATTGGTCTCCGAGGTCTTCGCGTTGGTCTCCGATGTCTTGGCCACATTCTCGCTTGCCTTGGCATTGGTCTCCGAGGTCTTCGCGTTGGTCTCCGATGTCTTGGCCGCATTCTCGCTTGCCTTGGCATTGGTCTCGCTGGTCTTTGCCGCACTGGCCGAACCTGCCGCCGCAGAAGCAGAGGATGCCGCAGCGTTCTGACTTGCCCTGGCTGCATTCTCGCTGGCCTTCGCGTTGGTTTCGCTCACCTTGGCAGCATCCTGGCTTGCCTTTGCCGCATCCCGTGCCGCTTCGGCCTGACGGAGCAGCTCTTTGATGTTGGCGATGCTCTGGTTCACAAAATCCCGGGTCCACTCCATCGAGCTGGCGATGTATTCACGGACTTCCCGACCATAGATCGCCTTCCGGATGCCCGTAATGATCGCATCAAAATCCATTCCTATTCTCAACCTCCTCCATTTTGAGCCCTTATGAACTGCTCAGGTTGCCCAGCAGCTGGTTCAGGAAACTGATGATCGCCTGTGCAATCGTCCATACGCTGTCCATGGCCTGCTTCTGCACCTGCTGCTTGGTCAGCTTCTCGGGGGTCAGACCAAAGGTGAACTGCTTCTCGTTGGGTGCATCCAGCGGCAGCTTCAGCTTGGTGCACACCAGCCACTTGTCGATCTCGTGGGGGCTGGAGATGATGTGGGTCTTGATCAGAAATCCCAGTCGGTCATTGCTTTCCCCGCTGTCCACCCGGTCGTAAGCGGTCAGGGTCATCACAGGCTCGATGTTCTGCTTATACCCCTTCAGCTCGGTCTGTGCTTCTTTGCGCAGGTTGTCGCTGTTTGTGTTGCCATCGACCTGGATACACTTCTCAATGATGCCGTACTTTGCTTCTGCCGCCTCGTCCCGCACTGTTTCTGAGATCGCGCTCACGGTGGTCGTCTTGAAGATCCACCATCCGCTGGTGGTCGTCTGAGTGCCGTATGCGGTCACACGGGTCACCACGTCGCTGGACATCTGCTCCACATAGCTGAAATCCAGCAGGTTCACGCCATATTCAATGGTCTGTGTCGTGGTGGCATCTGTTTCCACGAGGTAATCGATGTACACCCGCCATACCGCAGTGCCGTTGTCTGCCCGCACGATCCGTGTCCGCAGGTATCCGTCGTATTCTTCCAGCAAAAAGGTGTTCAGCAGGCTCCACTGGCTCTCGAACAGGGTTCCCTTGCTGGAGGTGTCGATGGTGCGCCCGGGCTGGATGTTCACCTTTCCGATGCCAAAGGTCCCGTAAGGCCCCTGATAGTAGTCCTTCAACGCCTGCGTTGCAAGGTAGAAGATGCTGTTGGAGGGCACGCTCGACCACTGCTCCAGCGGGTTGTCGGTGGTCAGGTAGTAGGTTCCGCCGTTCACCTTCGGTACAAATCGCTTGAGATATCCCAGCACGCCCTCGGCATACAGCTTGTAGCTCAGGTCAAACAGCTTTTCCGTCTCGGTAACATAACCCAGCCAGATCGGTTTGCCGTCCTCTTCCACCACCAGCCACGTTTTCTCGTACTTCAGGGTGGTGTACACGGGGTTCTTGTAGCTGCCGAATGCCGTGTTGATCTGGTATGGAATGGTCGCTTCAAAGCTGCCGAACTCGTTTTTGGCCAGGTTCAGCACCGGGTCTTCGAGGAAACGGTTGGAAACGCTTCCCTCTATCGTGTCGCCCTGGGAATCAAAGATGCACTCCCGGGTGTCCCACTGGAACCCCAGAGCGCTCGTACCGTTAAAGGTCTCCGTCTTCTTTGAGATGGTCCCCGCATAAACTTGATATCCGATGGCTCCTCCCTCCTTTCTGCATCCATTTTGAAATTTCGTAAAGCTGACGGAGAGGTTTATAGATACGCTGGCTGGTAATACAGGTTGATCGTTCCCTCACCCGCCATCAGGCCAGTCACCCGCACTTCGTACACGTCATATCGCAGATCGTTGTCGATCAGGCCGATGTCCACCTTTCCCATGCTCTCGCTCAGTTGGGCCGGGATGGGCGAAACTGACACCGCCGGAAGTCCCAGCTCTTTTGCCTTTTCGTAGGGGTAGGTCTGGCTCTTTGCCAGTGTAACCCCCACATAACCGCTACCGGTCCATTTTGCTTGCAGCAGGCTCGGTTTTTCGCTGGGCGGCATCCGGAAGGTCTTGCTCTGGAGTGCCTTGATGGGAATGTCCTTGCAGTAGGGCACGGCCAGATCGGTCTCAAACCCAAAGGTATCCCACACCCAGTCCTCCTGAATGTTGTCGTACAGGAACTTGAACGGGTAAAGGCTGTAGGCAAAGGTCACGACGCTGTGTCCGTTCTTCTGCTTGAGGCCCCCGTTCACCCAGACACGCCCCAGATAAAAGAACGCCGGGTCATCCTCCAGACGCACCTTGGTCTGTGCCGGGATCGAGTTGCTCTTCGCCAGCGCTCTGGAAAGATACTCCAGCGCTCCGGTTCCCACAGGGGTCGAAAGGTTCTGCCCCCGCCACTCGTCCGTGTCCAGATAAAACTCCCAGTTCCCCTCCCGGGCTTTGAATACCGGGTAACCCGTCAGGCTCTTGGAAAGGTAGGTGGTTCCGTCTCGTCCGGGTACGTTCACGGAGAGGACTTTCTCCACCGGGGGAGCCACCACAGGCCGGGAGACCGGGATCATCTTCCAGTCATCCCAGGTGTTCTTGTCACCAATGGTGATGGAATGGTACATGGCTCCTCCTTAACTCAGCATGTCGGCAGGCGGCTGGAAGTCATAGGAGATGGTCAGCGTCACCCGTCCGTCGTTGCCGTTCTTGACGTTGCTGATCCAGCAGCGCCCTTTGTAGCTTCTCGTCTGCGCGGTGGAGAGCACGGTTCCACCCAGCTCCATCTGCACCTCGCATTCTCTTCCCTGAATGATCCGCATCAGCCGGAAATAGGTGCTTGTCCAGTCACCTTCCCGGCTCGACCAGTCGGGGTAAAGCCGAATGCTCTGTTCGGTCTTGTCGGGGATGCCGCATCGCTCCCGCACATCGTCCATGGCGTGCCGTCCATAGTCATCCCAGCTGGAATGTGGTACGCCGTCCGCCACATAATAAAAGTCCCAGCTCCCGGTCGAGTTCTGGAACACCCTCTTTCCCAGCGGAGCCTTTTCCGGCGTGCCGTGGTAGGAAGGAAAGTCCATCGTCTCGTATTTTTCCTCAAAGGCATTGACATGCAGGGGATTCAGGGGGACCAGGTTGAAGTCTCTCGTGCTGTATTCCCGGGAAGCCCCTGCATTGTCATATACCTTAAAAATAAGCCCCGCAAATGTGGGGATCTGTGAGGAAAGCGCCGGGTCAGTTGCGCTCCGTCCCATCATCGGTTGTTCCTCCGGTTGATCTTTCCCAGCCCCTCGTCCACGTCGTTGATGATCTCGCCCACCAGTTTCCGGCCGTTCATCTGGACCTTCATGTTGGCCACGGCCCGGGCAATGCTGTCGATGTGCTCGCCCAGTGCCTCCACGCTCGAAACGATGTCGGCGTTGGGGTTGGCCTTCTGGTCAGTCTTGTTCGCCTCTTCCTGCTGGGCCTTGGTCACCTCGGCTCTGCGCACCACGTTGGCGGCAAGGCCTGCGGTGCGCTCTGCATTCAGGGCGACCGTGCCGTTCTGGAACAGGGTGTCGTTCAGCCAGTCCACTCCATTTTGAACGTCGCTCATGTCCACTACGGGCTGGATGCTGGGTTCATACTCGAAGTCGTCGCTGGCAATGTCACCCACTCGCTGGGCCAGATCCATCATGGTGGAAAGGGCAGTGTCGCTCACGTCCTGTACGCCCTGCACCACGGAGCCGGTCTCGTCGGTGATGCCCTGCGCCAAACCAAGGCTCAGGTATTCGCCGATGCCCGCCATCACGCGGCTGGGGGAATGGATGCCAAAGAAGTCGCAGAATCCGTTCACCACAGCACTGCCGAAGTCGCAGATGCCGTTCCACACCGCACCCGCCGCACCGGTAATGCCCTGCCACAGGCCGGAGACCAGGTTTCCGCCCACGTCCACCAGGCCCTTGAAGCCGTTGCTGATCCAGTCCCACAGGTGCGAGAAGGCATTTCCCAGCCAGTCAAAGAACCCGCTGAAGAAATCGCCGATCTTGTCCCAGTTGGCGATCAGCAGTCCGCCGCCCGCAATGGCTGCGCCAATGAGCCAGCCTTCGGGGCCAATGGATCCCAGCACGCTCACCAGAGTGCCGCCCAGTTCTCCCAGACCGCCCAGTAAGCCGCCGGAGCCGGTGATCATCTCGCCGATGCTGCCAAGTCCGCCCAGTGCTTCTCCCAGCAGTCCCGTGCCGCCCGTGGCAGAGCCCAGCAGGCCGCTCATGTTGCCCAGGATGCTGCCAAGGTTCTTGGCCGCGCCGGTCACCTTGACCACCTGTCCCATCACCTTCAGGGTACCGCCGCCCTGGGCCAGTTTGTTGAAGGTCAGCATGGTCTTGCCCAGATTCATCATCGTCTGGCCAAATTCGCTGCCCATAAAGTCCAGCACGGTGGTAATGCCGCCGGTCACTGCCCCGCCCCAGTCGCCGCTCACAAGGGCGGTAATGGTGCCAAAGAGGTCGGTGATCACTTCGGTCACGCCGTCCTTGGTGGCCACACCAAAGGCTCTGCTGAGCTTCGAGGCCATTTCCGGGGCGCTCTTCTGCACCTGTGCCCAGACGCTGTTGAAGCCCTCCTGAATGGGCCGCCAGTTCTTCGAGATGGAGTAGCCCAGCTGCATCATCATCCGCTTGCCGGAGTCGTCCAGTTCAAAGGCATCCGCCAGATTTTCCGCAAAGCCCACAAAGTTGTACTGTTCGCTTTGCAGGTCTGCCAGTGCATCCAGTGCGGTCTCGCTGTTCTTGCCAAACTTCTTCACAGCCTCGTCGTACTTCAGCTGCTTGTTCGTTACCTTCTTCAGGCTGTAGCTCATGCTGTCCAGTGCCGTGCCCACGCCGATGATGGCGGTCATGGTGCCCTGGGTGGCGGCTTTCCGTGCCTGGACGCTGTCGGCTCCGTATTGTTCCACCGCAGCCTTATAAGCATCCTCCCGGCCCGCAAGGTCGCCGTCGCCGTAGAGCTTGGCCAGCATGTTCTGCCGGTTGGTCACCAGCTTCTCCTGCTTTTCCAGGTAGGAGACCTTGCTGTCGTAGGCATCCAGCTGGGCCTGATTCAGCTCGTTGATGAGCTTCTGCTGTTCGGTCTGCGCCTCCAGATACTGCTGGTAGGCCGCCTGGGTCTTCTGGCTTGCCTCGCCGAACTCGTTTTTGATGGCGATGTAGTCCTTCTCGGTGGCCAGCAGGATCTCCGCCTGGTTCTTGATCTTCCGGTTGATGTAGTCGATCTTCTTGTTGGACTTCTCGGTCACCTCGGCGCTGTCCTCGTACAGGGCGCTCCAAAGCTCGTATTCGTCCTCCGCGGTCTTGGCATCGGTCTCGTACCGCTCCTGAATGACCTTCAGGATGCTGTCCTGCTTGCTTCTCTGAAGCTCCGCAAGGGTCTTCTGTTCGCTCAGCAGGGTGCCGTAAGCGTCCTTGGTCTTGCTGTTGTTTGCGCCCACCTTGGCCAGCAGGGTGTCGTACTGATCTTTCGCAATGGCCACCCGTTTGGTCTGGAGCTCGATCTCCCTTGTCAGGCTCTCGGTCTTCTTGGTGATAAGCTCTTCCACCGTGGCCGTGTCGCCGCCTGTCACTTCCCACAGCGCGTATTCGCCGGTGGCGTTGGACATCTCGGTCTTGTTGGCCTTCAGCTTGTCGGAGAATGCATTTGCCAGCGTGTCTGCCAGCGACTTGCCGGTCTTGGAGGCTTTGGACTTGGTGGTGCCTCCGCCCGCTCCGTCCAGTGCATCATCCACGGCGTTCTGGTAGTAGTCGGTCAGCGCGCCAAAGGGGTTCAGCTTGCCCCATGTGCTGTCCACAGCATTCTTGATCTCCTCCACGGTAGAGGGGGTCTTGTTGCCGGGCTTCTTGATGCCGCTGTTGGAGGGGATCGGTACAGTATCCTGCGCCGCCTGCTTTGCTGCATTCTGTGCGCCCTTCAGTCCATGTTGATAAACGGGGTTGCCCAGATGAAGCGAATCCATCTTCATGGCGTTGTACAGCCCAACCATGCTGTTCTGTACGGCAATGGTCGCCTCATCCAGAGCAGTGGTCATACCGTCTTTTACCGCAAGGGCCGCATTGTAAGCGCTGTTCCGCAGCTCGTCCTGTTTCGTCTTGTCGCCAATGCCCAGGATCGCACCCTCAAGGATGTTCTCCGCGTCGCTGGCTGCAACGTCACTGGGCGAATGGATGCCCCAGAAGGTGGTGAAAACATTCCGGATGGCGGCAGCAGCGCTGTGCATGGCCGCCTTTGCCCGTTCCAGAATGCTCTGGTTTTGCAGGCCTTCCACAACGCCCAGCATGACATATTCGCCGTTCTCGGCCATCACCTTGGAAGGCGACGCAATACCAAAGAACGATTTGAACGCATCAACGATCTTTCCGCCCAGCGATTTGATGCCGTTGACCGCCATGCCAACCGGCCGGTCGTCCTCAAAGATCTCGCCGAACCAGTCAAAGATGCCCAGCGCCGCATCCTTCATGGCATTTCCGATGCCGCTGAACAGTTCGCCCCATGTTTCTGGAATACCAAGGAAACTCAGGCCGTCTTTCGCCAGCTGCCAGCACTCCGGGATCACGGCACGGACCAGCGCGTCAAATGCCTCGACAATAGGCCCGGCGCAGTTCTTGATCACCTCGCAGAGCATCGTCACCGCAGTGGTCAGTGCTTCCTGAATGTCCGGGGCGGCGTTGATGATGGCTTGACAGATCGGTCCTGCAAACATGGAAAGAACACCCATCGCCGCAGTCGCCAGCGCGATCACGCCCAGCGACTTTGCGAAGTTCCAGAATGCTTTTGCCAGCAGTTCCAATCCAACCGCCAGCTGAGGCATTGCTGTCAGAAGAGCACCACCCAGCATGGTGATGAGCATTCCGTCCAGAAATACCTGTAACGCCTGCCCGACAGTTTTCGGATCAGCATCGCCCAGCAGTTTAATGGCAGGGGCCAGGATCAGCAGCGCCGCGCTCATCTTGAGCATAGCGGAGCCCAGACCATCCAGTGCGGAACTCACGCCACCGGTGGACATGCTGGATGCGATCGTCAGAGCGGTCAGTCCAGCCGCAACCTTGACCAGCCCGTCGATGGCCGCATCCCCCATCACGGCAAACAGCCCCACGGCTCCTGCCAGTACAACAAGGGAGGTAGACATCACAAGGATGGCCGCGCCGGAGCCGAACTTCGTCTTGGACGAAAAGGCCGACATGGTGGTCATCAGGAGCATCAGGGTCTTGATGCTGGTCATGGCCGCATCCAGCCGGACAAGCTGAATGTTCGCCAGACTGCTCACCGCCTGCGCTGCGATCCAGATGCCGCCAGCCATGGCTGCGATCGCGGCTCCATTTTGAAATCCGGTCGGGCCGATCACCTTGTTTACCGCAGCCAGAGCCGTGGCCATGGTGGTCAGCAGCCCGCCCAGCGAAACCACCGCCATACCGGCTTTTACCAGGCTGGTGAACTTGATCTCGCTCAGGGGCTTCAGAGCGGTGGAAAGCACCTTGATGGCACCGTTCAGCGCCACCAGTTCTACCGCCGTCGAAAGGATCACCTTGTGGTTCATGGCCTTCTCGCCAACCACCAGCGCCAGAGAGAGCTGACGCATCGCCAGCATCATGGCAACGATGGACGCGGTCGCAACAACCAGCGCTGAGACATTTGCTGCAATGTGGCCTTTCTGCATGACCTCCATGATCCGGGAAAGTCCCTTGGTAATGGAACCAATGGCAATGCCCAGTCCGATCAGCGCCGCAGCAGTGCCCCACAGGGTCGCCGCGTTCAGGGCGCTGGCTTTCAGGCTGTCAAATGCTTTCGTGAACCGCTTGGTGGTAGGCTCCAGCAGCTTTGCCGAGACCGTCAGCAGGGTCACGAAGCCAAAGACCGTACTGGCGATCTCCGTGAACTGGTCAGGGTTGATCCGGCTCATCACGTACATGGCCCCGGCCAGGATCAGGATCGCGGTGGCCATGCCGGTCAGGGTCTTGGTGCTCTCGTTCTTCTGCCAGGTCTTGATCGCGCTGGTCAGCTGCTTGAAGGTGCCGGAGATGGAGTTGAGCATTCCGGTCAGCGGGGTCTCCAGCATTGCTTTCAGGCTCTTGGTGGCTTTTGCCATCTGCCCGATGCTGAACGCCAGCAATCCCACGTCGATCAGGCTCATAAACCGGTAAACGTCCGTCCCGCTGATGGCATCAAAGCCCTCTTTCACAGCGGTAAAGAACTGTTTCACCGGAGCAAAGGCATCCCCCACCGAGCCGTTGATCTTGTTCATGCTGCGCTGGAAGCTGGAAGCAAACTCACTCATGGATTTGCTCAGGTTCTTCGGCATGTCGATGAGGTTCTGCTGGAAGTCCTCCAGATTCGGCTTTGTCAGCCCCAGCACCTGCACCGCTTTCTCGCCAAGGCCGCCCAGTTTGGAGAGCAGGGTCGAGATCGCCATGCCCAGCGCACCCAGGATGCCAATGCCTCCGCTTGCTGCGGTCCGGATCACAGCGCTCAGTCCGTCAAAGGCCCGCCTGCCCACGGAGTACAAGGTGCCCAGCAGGCCGGTGCTCTCCTCGCCTTTTTTCAGGAAGGTGTCGATGTACTGCGCGATCTTCGTGCTTTTCAGCATGCTGCCCAGTGCATCCACGGGGCTCAGGAGCTTCGTCAGCGCCGTCCTGATGCCGCCCAGCTTCTCCCGCAGGGTGCCGCTTCCGGTGGCAACTTTATAGATCGTCTCAAGGAAATCCCCAAGCCCGGCTCCCACGCTCAGCATCACCTGTGCCACAGGCTTCGCAGCGTTCGCCAGCAGCGAAAATGCTTCCTTTGCCACCGCGCCGATTTTGCTCAGGATCGTGGTAACGCCTTTCAGCACCGTGAACAGGCCCTTGAAGGTCTTCTTGATCTTCTCTGCGGTCTGGTCGGTGATAATGAGCTTCTGGGTCATCAGGTCGAGCCGTTCGGCAAAGCTGTAAATGCGCTCCCCGTCTGCGGGCGGGAAGATCTCACTGAACGCCTCCTTCACAGGGGCCACCACTTTGCCAATGGCATCCATGATGTTCCAGAAGCTCTGCATCAGATGCTCTCGTCCCGAAAGTTCCCGGATCTGTTTCGAGTATCCTTCCAGATCAAGCGTTCCATTTTGAACCTTTTGATTCAGTTCTTCAAATGCGCTCGCCTGTTTCTCAATTTCTTCCCGCTCAAGCCCTCGCGCCTTCAATTCGGCATCGCTCAGGGTCAGCATCTTCTCTGCACTTGCCTGTGCTTCATCCAGGCCTTTTTTCAAAAGATCTGCACTGATGCCTCCCTGTTTGATGGCTTCGCCAAAACTACCTGCATCGGAGATCTGCTTTTCAGTGATCGCACCGGAAGCCAGTGCCACCTGCTCCATGGTATACGCATACACGTCTGCCTGATCGCCCAGCTCATTTTCAAGCAGTTTATTCCATCCGCTGTTCAGTCCGTCCTTCAGCCGTTCGTTCAGCCCGTCGATGCTGGGCACGAAAATGTCGTACAGCCGGTCTGAAAGCTCCGTCCAGGTCTCGGTGGCCTCTTCCTTGTTGCCAAAGAAGGTCTCGAAGACTTTCATCCAGGAAGAGCTGACCGCGTCCTTGGTGGAATCAATGGCCTGTCCAAAACTGGTTGCCTGCTGGGCCGCCAGTGCCGCACGTTCTGCCAGTTCACCGTATTGACCGCTCAGCTTTTCAAGGGCCTCGGAGCTGGTCATGCCCGGGTTCTTCTGGGTCAGCTCATAGGCCGCCTCCATCATGGAAGCATACTTTGCGAAGGTCTTTTCCATGACCTCAGTGTTGGCCCACTTCTTCTGCAGGCTCGACTCAAAGCTGGCGATGGTCACCTCGCCCTTTTTCAGAGTGCCCAGCTCCACCGCTGTGTCAATGAGCTCCTGCTTCAGGGCCTTGGTGGCCGTACCCATCAGGTTCAGGCTCTTCCAGTCCTGAAGCTGCAAATGTCCGGCGCTGTAGCTCTGGGTCAGGTTCCGGATGGTGCTCTGGAACGCAAAGCCCGTTTTGCCCGCGTCTGCGGTGGCGTTGGCAATGCCCATGATCATGGGGATCATCTTGTCGATGTTGCCGCCCGCAGCCGTCATCTGGGAAAGGGCGCTGGTCATCTCGCTGAAGCTGTAGCTGGTCTCATCGGAGTACCACATCAGCTTGTTCAGGTAGCCGTTCACCTGATCGATGCTCTTGCCCGTGGCGTTCATGATGGTCTGAACGTTGGAGGTCTTTTCGGTGTACTTGTCCCAGCCGCTGGCCACCTGATCGATGGACAGGCTCTTGACCAGCTTCTCGCCCGCGTCCACAAATTTGTTGGTGATGTTCACCAGCGCCGTGGTGGCCACGATGTTCAGGCTCGAGAACTTGGATTCCAGCCGGTCAAGGCTCGTCTGCATGGTGGCAAAGTCCACGTTCTCCGCGGCTGCGTCCAGCTTCTCAAAGCCCTTTTCCGCTCCCTTAAACTGGAGCTTCTCTATCAGCCGGTCAATGGTCGAGATGGTCTGCTTGGTATTTTTCTCAAAATTTGCGTTGTCAAACCGCATTTCAACAACGCGGCTGTCTACTTCCTGGCTCATTCTGTCCTCACCTCGCCCCATGCCCGTGCTGCGATCCGCTCAAAAATGGGCCGCATCGCAGGGTTGATATAATCCACGCCCTCTACGTATCCTCCGTTTCGTGTGCCGTGTCCGTATTGCAGGATCACCGCAATGGGCACACCGTCCACGATGTTGGAGTTTCTCCATGTAATGGCGATGCGCTCTTTTCCCTTTGTCACCGTGTAGCCCCAGCTTGCTGCCGTCTTTCCCGTGTCCTTCGGGGTCGCCTTCGCAAGGGCCTCCACGCCCTCCTGTCCGTATCGGTCAAGCAGCTCATCCAGGTTTAGGTTCGAGCATCGCTTCAAAAATTTCCGGCTCTTCTTCCAGTCGCCCTTCTGGCGAAAGACAATTACTTTTGGCATCTTACCCTCTCGTCTTCAGCCGGGCCTTTCTCTGCTCGTTCAGCATCCGCTGCTGGGCCATCCGGTCACCCTTGCTCATCTTCTTCGCCGGTGCCTGGCTCTCCTGGCATACCCGGATCAGGGTCAATAATCGGTTCAAATGCCACTTCTCGCACTCTTTCGGAATGCCAAAGCTGAACATCTGGCAGTACAGCACCTCAGCCGTGGTCTCGGTCCCGCTTTTCCGGGGCGGTCGTTTTGGCCGGGGCTTTCCTGCGGTCTTTCGTTCGTTGGGTCTCGGCTCCCCGCTGAACCATGTTGCGGTCATGGGAGCTTCCATATATTCGTTAATGGAACGGTACTGTTCCCGGGTCAGTCTGGCGTACACTTCGGGGTCTACCCCCTTGGTCACCGTCATGCAGCGGATGTAGTCCAGCCACTGCTCCACGGTCAGCTTGTCCAGATTGCTCAGGAACGGGATGTTCCAGTTGCTTTCCCAATGAGCCAGGGAGAGCAGTGAATGTTCCAGCTTCAGGACCACGGCAGGCGTGTAGACAAATTCCTCTGTCTTTTCGTTCCACCGCTGTTGTCCCGGTATCGTAAGCGTCATCATTTGCTTTCTCTCCCTGGTGTGTGTTCATTGAGGTGCCCTTCTCAGAGCACGCTCCATTTTGAATATTCTTCTAAACAGAGCTCGCCTCTTTGGGGGAGCTCCGCGACGCGCCGCCCTTTGGCGGACGGAGCGGTAAGAGGGGGCATGTTACTGCTCCTCAGTGCCCTTCACGGGGGCTTCCAGCACCTTCAGGCCGGGCTGGGCGTTCACAGGGGCGGCCTTCTTGGTCTCCTCCTTCATGTCCTCCGGCAGGATGCCCTCAAAGAATGCGGCCGCGGCCTCGCCGTTGGAGGCCAGCTTGTAGTACAGGTCGCTGTAGGCCTGGGTGGACATAAAGTCCGCCAGCACCGCATCGTTCTTGATGAACTTCCGGCCATCCGGGCTCAACACACCGTAGCTCTTGCAGATGATCTGCTTGAACAGCTTGGCAAGCTCCAGCTGGCTCTGGGCGGCAGTGATGCGGTTGATCATCTGCACAAGGCCGCCCTCGGTGGTCAGCTCCATCTCCATGATCTCGGCACGGGTCAGATTGAAGTAGTAGTCTTCCGTCCGCTCAGTACCGCCAAAGTCCACGGTGGTCATCGTCTTTTTCAGCATTTTTCTTCTCCTTTATCGTGTTCATTGATGCCTGGCTTCTTACACCTGGCCCTCGCTGTCGGTGATCAGCTTGATCAGATCGTCGGGGGTGGGCAGGGTTGCCTCGGCAGTCTCGGTGCCATAGAGCTTGTCCTGAATGGCCTTCACGGTGGCAGGCTTCAGCTTGGAGCAGTCGATCTCCATGTGGCTGGTGGGGCGGTGGCCGGTCACGCTCACGGGGGAGGTGGTGCACTCCCAGCTGAAGGTGATGGCATCGGGGTTGTCGTTGATAGTGGCATAGCTCTTCTCGCTGGGGGAAGCGGTGCTGTTCCACGCAATGTGGATCTTCTGGCCCACCTCGTCATCAACGTCGTTGCCCACGGTGGTCACCCAGCTGAAGCCAAAGCCCTGGCGCTTCTGCTGGCCGATGGAAACACCCGTTGCAACCTGTGCGGAACCGTCGCAGGGCTCCCACTCGGTGGGGTAGGTGTAGGCTTCGATGGTGTAGCCGTACTCCTCGGCAGAGCGCAGAGAAGCATACTTGATGTCATCGGCGTAGAGCTTGGTCTCCTCAGCGCCGGAGGGGCTCTCGGTCACGGCGGTCAGGCCATTCCAGGCCACGCCCTTGTCGTAAGCGCCGGTGTTGTTCATGGGATACAGGACACCCATCTTGGTGCCCATCTCGTAAAACTTTTCGCCGACAGCGTCCCAAATCAATCTGGACATATAGTTCCTCCTTAGATGTAGATTAGATGTAGATCGTAAAAACGGTGTGGTATAAACCGTCCGAAACAAAAGAGCGGTCGTAGGTGCATTTTGGCAACACACTTACGGCCGCTTTGATCTTGCTGTCAGGGTCTTTGTCCATCACGGTCACCGTGTAGAACGGATGCTGGATGTAGACCCTGTTGTTTGCATGGTTATTCCGGATCCTGGTTTCGCTGTACACGATGCAGGGATACTGGAGCTGGAATCCCGCTTTCGGCTGATAATAGAGGTGGATCGACTTTCCGTTCTCCTTCAGCACTTCGCGCAGGAGCGTGTCAACCTTCAGCCGTGCTTCCATTCCAGAGCCCTCCCAAGGTCAGGATCAGGCGCGGGTATTGTACCTTCACGCCGGTCACCTGCCATTTCTGTCCCATAAACACCGCATACCGGAGATCGTAGAGATGGTCGTTCGCAAACGGGTCAGCCAGAATGCTCAACTGGTTTCCAACCGTGATGTCGGGGTTCACTTTGTCCCCCACCTGCATCTGCCGTCCAAACTCCAGCACGTCCCCGTAATAGGTGCGTTCCGTCATCTTCTCGGTAAATACGCTGGGGGCGGTCTCCTCCACCTCATCTGCAAATCCCAGCTTCCCGCAGTATCTCATCTCTTCTCACTCCATTTTGATTTGTTGTGACTAACCTTGAAACCTGAAAAGATCAGGCCTCGTCCGCAGCCATGGTGCAGGTGGTGGGGGTGGTGCCGTCGGTCACGACCACACCGGCAGCCATCAGGGCCACAGGCAGGTAGGTCTTGTCGGCAGCCATCACGATCAGACGGCCCAGCTTAAAGGCCTTCTCCACGTCAGCCTTCTTGGCCTGAACCTTGTGGGCCTCGTCCTCGTACAGCTTCTTGTCGGTGTGCAGGTAGGCAACGTAGTTTGCCACGTGCAGGTCATAACCGGTCTCGTAGATGGTGTTCAGCATAGTTCTATCCTTTCTCTTTAAGCAGCCCACTCAACAGCCATGGCGCTGAACGGGGTGGTCAGAGCGCCGGAGCAGCGGGTCTCGATCAGGTACTTCTGGGCGTTGAAGTCGATGTCGAAGTCGTCGAACATGGAAACAGCGCCGCCCTTGTCTGCGCCCACGGTGTAGTCGGCCAGGTTCACGATCAGGCAGACCAGGTCACCGCCCTTGGCACCCTTGCGGCCCTCCATCTCGGGGATGGTCACAATGTTCTTCACACGCAGCTTGCGGGCCAGAGCAGCCTCGTCAGCATACAGCGGGTGGTCGATGCCGTCCTCCAGCAGGAGCATCTCGGTCAGAGCGTCCTCCGTGGTGAACAGGGTGGGGGTGCCGGAGCCGCGGTACTCCTTGCGGCTGCGCAGGATCTGCTTGATCAGGGCCTTGTACTTGTCCTCCACGGTGGTCAGGCCGGTGGTCTTGCACTGGACCTTGATGGTAAACAGGTCGCTGTCGTTGAACACAGGACGGATGCAGTTCTCGTCGATCTTGTCCTCAGAAGCAGCCAGACGACCGTCGCCCAGCAGGTAAGCCAGAGCCAGCTCACGGTTCAGCTTCAGGCGCATCTCCTGCTTCAGCCATACCACAACGTCAAAGCTGGTAATGTCGATCACGTCGTCGCGGTCCAGCTTCTGCTTCTTGTATACGGTGGTGGGGCTGGTGGAGCGGCGCAGCAGGCCAAAGACCTCTTCCTTCTTGAAGTTGCCCTTGAAGTAACCCTTTGCGCGGGCATCCTCCTCGGTCAGGTCAGCAAACATGCTCTTGAACCGGCTGAAGGGAATGTGGTGCACAGCGCCCATGACCACGCTCACCCAGTCGTCGGGCTTGTCAATGATGCGGGGCGTGGTGTCCAGCAGGTGATCCTCAGGGAACAGCCAGTCGATGTTGTCGATGCTGTGGGCCAGCTCGTCACTGTCCATGCCGGCATCCTCAAAGGCAGCCTTCATGGTGCCGTGGCTCTTTGCGGTCTTGACCACGTTGTTGATCTCATCGATGCTGTGCTTCAGCACGGTTGCGTTGGTATCCTTGTCGAAAACATTCTGCTTCACGGTATCGTCCTCCTCACCGTCATCGTTGTCGCCGCCTTCCTGCTCTTCCAGGGCCAGGCCCACCAGAGCGTGGCAGCACTCTTTCTGCTCGTCGGTCATGCTGTTGTAGACCTGTTCGAGCGTCTTGCCTTCGTTCTTTTCATCCGCCATTTTGGCTTCCTCCTGTGTTGCTTCATCGTCGGTCACGGCATCGCCGCTGTCCGCACTGTGTGTAAGGTCTTCCAGCGGGTTGCCCTCGGGGTCCATGCCGTGGGTCAGGCTCAGGCCGTCCTCGTTGTAGATAAAGGCCTCGCCGCCCTCGTAGTCCTCATCGGCGCTGTGCTTTACCACCTCGTCGATCAGGGCACCCGGGTTGCATCCGGCCAGCACCAGGCTCACTTCCCGGATAAAGCCGTGCTTCACGGTGCTGCCCACCTTCTTCAGGCCGTTGGCAAAAATGGAAAAGGCGCTCAGGTCGCCGCTCTCCACGCACTGTCTTGCGGTCTTGCCGGTATCGGTGTCGTTGAATTTGGCATAGCAGTACACGCCGCCGGGCCGGTTCTCCAGCAGGCAGTGGCCGATCACGTTGTCCACGTTGGAGTGATCGTGGTTGTACACCATGGGCACAACCTTGCCGCTGCATTCCTTAAAGGCATCCTGCGCGATCACCAGCCCGTCATAGCACCGGACGTTCGCTTTCGTCGCCCAGCCGCTGCAATCGTAGTCAAAATTAACCATTTTGATTTGCAATACTCCTCTCTACGGCATCCCGCCCTGCCGTGATCGTTTTGTTCTGCGCCGCAATTTCCTCACTGCTCTGGCTGATGTTTGCATTCCGCAGTTCGTCTGCCTTGGGGTCCTTGCTGGGTTTCATGCCAATGGCCTGCCGGAACTCGTTAGAGGTCATGATCTCGTTGCGGGTAAACTTGTCGGCCATTTCGGCAACGGCGGAAACAGGGGTCAGCTTGAACGGGTCACGGAAGTACATCACGGATTCCCGGTTCGCCCGGTCGTCCTCAGTCAGGAACTTCCGCCGGATCTCGTCCACGGCAGCCGCCACAATGGGTTCGATGGTGCGGTTCTCGTAGTTGGTCATCACAGCATCGGAAGCAGTACCGTTCATAATCTCCGGGGTGATACCCAACTGGCTGTATGCCATGTTGGTCAGGTATTCCACGGTCTTCAGAAGGTTGTTTTCGAGGCTGCGGTTCAGCTGCGTGATATGTTCCGTGCCATCGGTGTAGGCAATGCCGTATTTGGAACCGGCGAGCTGCTGTTCGATCTGTGCCCGCCGTTCTTCGGCCTGTTTCTTCCGGGTCTCGCCCTTCACAACGTAGGGCAGCTGGATGATCAGGTCGAGCTTGCCGCTGCCCACCTGCTCGTCGATCACGTCCATCAGGTTCAGCTTCCGGATCAGGCGCTGCACCGTGCCGTTGGGCTCGTTCATCACGGCATAGAACGGGTTCTCCACCAGGGCCACCTGTGTCTTCGGCAGGGTGATTTCCTCTTTCCGTCCGGTCCGGTCGTTGTACACTTCCAGCCGCACGTCGTCCGGGTACCATTCCAGCACCCTTCCCACCCGCATGGATTCGATCCGGGTCTTACCGGTCTTTCCGTCGTAGTCCACGTCAATTGGCACCAGCGCAATGCATCCCTCGTCCAGCATGGAAAGGAACATGTCATATCGCAGTGCCCGGCCCGTCTGGTCCTTGTTGCCGGAAAGGTTCAGGCAAGAATTAAGGCCCGAATCAACGGTTTCGTCGTAGCGTCCGTTTTCATCGAGCCTTACATGATTGATGGTAATTGCCGCAGCGTCCATTGCAATGCGGGTGTTGATGGCCGTCATGATCGTCCGGTCATTACTTCGGTTCAGCCTTACCCGGTCAGGCCGGTAGCTGTATCCTTCGCCGCTTCTTCCGGGGGGATCCCGGTTCAAAAACGCATTCCAGGCGTGTCTCAGTCTGGAGCCAAAGGTTTGTGATGCCATTTTGATTTCCTCCAGACCTTAACTGTCTTTCTTGTCGTCGTCTTTCTTGTCGTCGTCTTTCTTCTGCTGGTTTCCGCCAGCGCTTCCGCTCACAATGGCGTTCGCCAGATCAGGGTTCTTGAGTTCCTTCGTGATGAACTGTTTTGCTGCGTAGCTCATAGCACCGGAAGCGGCCTTGGTCAAAAACTGCTGGGAAGCGTTCGTCATTACGGTCTTCACAAAGCTCTGCCCGCTGTATGCGTCCTTCCGCAGCTGTTTCACGTCCTTCTGGAGCTTGAGCCGCTCTTTCTCGGCTTTCAGTTCCTTGTTGGGGTCGTCCGCCCGGATGTTGGTCTGCCCCTGAAGATCCCGGTACTGCTTTTCCATTTGCAACCGGTTGATCCGTGCCCGCAGCTCCTCGTCGGAGTAGTCCTCTGCATTTTTCCCGGTTCGCTTGGGCGCATACTCTGTCTTGGGCTCCTGTGTATCCTCACCGGCGTTCCCGTCCCCGGCATAGTGTTTCCTGCCTGCGGCCGTCAGGGTACCATCCTTGTTCTGGTACCGCCGCACGCCCCACTTCATGCCCTTGATGCCCCAGTGGTATAGCTCGTCCTTGTATACCTGCATGTTTGTCTCATCACCTCATTTCTTTCCGGCAATGTACTTCTTAACGCTCTTTCCGTCCATGTCCTTCAGCATCGTGATTTTAGGATTATCACCGAACAGGCTCGATATGAAGCTCTTGCCCTTCTTTTTTCCGGAAACGTACTTCCTGGTACTCTTTCCATCCATATCTCGCAGCATTGTGATTTTAGTGTTGTCAGTAACCAACCCCGACACAAACTTCTTGCCTTTTTCGACAACGGTCTTGATGCGTTGCTTCGCTTTCCGCAGATTCGGATGATCTTTCACGGTTTTGGCTTCGCTCGTGGCGGTGGCTCCGGTCGGAGTTCTTTTTTCGTTAGAGAGATAGTGAGTGGTATAGACACCAAGTCCTTTTGCACGCTGAATATCTTTGTTAGCAGTGCCACCATCCACCATCGATGTTCCTTTTCCGGTTACAAAGTACGTCGTGTTCTTTTTGCCCTCGAATTTAGGCGAATACCGGTTGTTTTTCTGCCGAGTCATGTACGCGCCATATTCTCGCGCATCGTAGAAATAACGATACTGGGTAAATCCCAATTTGTTACGTCCAACAGCAACACGGGCATAGTATTTGTGCCCCTTTCGCTCTTTTCCCAGCTCGCCATGCGCCAGATAGTTCCAATAATCGTTCATTTTTCGCTCCTTCCTGCGATTTACAACACCTATCGGTCGTGCTATACTCTTCTTATCGAACATTTTCGACAAAGAGGAGTTCTTATGGATACAGTTATTTGCCCCAACTGCGGACATGAAATTTCGGTTCCGAAAAAGAAAGTTTCATCCATAAAGTGTCCAAAATGTAATATGGACGGACTTGAGCTCGGTCTTGATTATTTCGATGAAAATGATGAACCTAGAAAATCTTTCTTCAAAAGACATCCTAAAGCTACTGCCGCGGCACTTTTTGCCGGATGGCTTGCTGGAAAAGGGATTCTGTGGTGGTTGAACAATAAAAACGAACTCTTATCCGGCCCTGTTCAAGGAGCTGATTCTTCTGATGAACTCCCAGCCGAGGCTTCCTGCGAGACAGTAACTGAAGGCACATCTTCGGAGTTGATTCCGATTGATTCCGAAGAGGCCGCCCAGCGATTAGTTCATTACAATCTCAACAAACGCAGGCTCCCTGAAAATCAAAGAGCATCAGCAGCCAAACGGGAGGAAGCTAATGCCCTTGGGATCGATATTGGAAACGAATATACGATCGTAGACCCATATGATCGACCAAATCGAAAAAAGACTTCGACCTGATCACTCAAACGCATCCCGGTTCTGTTTCCACGCCACGTAAGCATCCATCATAGCAGCCACAGCATCGATCTTCTGATCCTGCCGCTGTTTGTAGAGCTTCCGGTTGCCGTTGGTGTCCACCAGCGTAATGCAGTTGCCCATGGCAAATTGCATCAGCTGTTCGTCAAACAGCAGCTTCCGCTGTTCGCTCAGCTTTTTCAGCTCACCCAACGGCACGCTTTCGGTCTTTGCGCCTTGGATCACTTTCACAACGCCAAAGGTGCTGTTTTCATCGCCCCAGCGCTTCACGAACTCCTGTGCGTTGTAGGGGTCGTAGCCAAACGCCCGTACGTCGTACTCGTTCTCCATGATAAAGTTGTCCAGGTCATCGTACACCTGCATCATGTCCAGAACCGTGCCGTCAAACACGAACAGGGTCCCTTCCCGCATGAACTCCTCGTACTGCTGCCGTCTCGAAGCCGGAAGCTGGCTGAGGGTGTAGGATGTGATGTAGTCCCGCGTCTTGACCCCAAAATATCCGTTGGACAGCGGAAACAGGAAGGTAAAGGCGCAGAAGTCGTCGCCCATGGAAAGGTCCGCGCCCATGGCACAGGGCATCTGCCAGAAGCTTCTTTTCCTGTGGCACAGGGTCTCCTCGTAGGGGAAGAAATAGGTGTAGCCCTCCATGGGCAGGTTGAAGCGCTTGGCCAGAATATCATTTCGGGCGCTGGGAGATTTCTCCGCACGTTCCACGTCCAACTGGTAGGTCTCGTAGCTCACGGTCTTGCCCAGGTTCGGGTTGGCCTTCAGCCACATCTCCGGCTGGCCCACTTCCTCAATGGAATCCAGCTTGTAGTACCAGATGGACACATGGGGGTTGACGTACTCCCCTTTCAGGATGCTCATCAACTCCATTTTGATGTCGTCGCCGCAGCCGTTGCGCACCGTGCCCTCCGAGGAAGCCGCCACGATGAGATAGTTCTCGTTCTTGGCTGCGCCCTGCTCAATGGCACCAATGGGGTCTTCCCGGATGTCGCAGGAGAGCCACTCGTCCACGGTCGCCACCGTGTCGCGCCGTCCTTGCAGCTTCTCAATGGTCATCGGGCGCACTTCCAGCAGGCTGTTGGTCAAAAAGTTCTCGATGCCCTTCTTGGTGGAAGCCATCTTCACCCGGTCTGCCTTGGAGCCGGTGGTGTTTTGCAGGCTGCCCTCGGTCATAAACTGGAACACCGGCCCCTTTGCCCGCGCCAATGCGGTGCGGAAAGGTGCCAGCACCTCCTCGGCCTGTTTCATGGTCGGGGCGGTGGTCAGCTGCTGGGTCGTGGTGGTGTACGCCGTCAGGAAGTACGCCTGCAAAAACTCAAGATACATAGTCTTCGCGGCCGATCGGGTAATGATGAGGTACTGCTTTGTCACCAGCCGCTTTTTCAGCCGCCGGGTCTCGTAGTGTCCGCCGCCTCCGCGCTCGTTCGGCACAAAGACGCTTCGCTCTACAAAGTAGTACCATCCAAAGATCTCTTCCGCCCATAACTTGAAACTGTCCAGCAGCTTTACGTCGGTGCCGTCGGTCAGGGTCAGCTCATCCTCGCAAAAGGAGATAAAGCCGTTCACAGCTTTGTCGTCATAGTAGATGCCCGGGTTGGCGATCAGGTCGTCGATCCGCTCCATCTCCATGGCAATTTCCCGGCATACGGGTATTTCGCCACGCATCACGGCCTCCCGAAAACGGCCGTAGTAGATCGGCGTGGCCGTGTTCGATAGTGCCATTTTGGTTCCTCGTCTTGCTCCGTTTCACTTGTTCAGGTTTTTGGGCCGGAAAAAGGGCTTGTCCAGGGTGTAAAAGCATCGGATATCCTCCGGGCATTCACCGGTTCCCTGTCGGGCGCATCCGTTGCAGATATCCTGCGTTACCCGCCCAAACCAGTCCTTTTTCTCTGGTGTTTCCATCCAGTGCTCCACCCATCGTGCTGCTACTGTCCGTCCCATGTGTTGTCGTGCTCCACGTTCAGCCGCCATTCCATCTCGGAGGCGGTATTCTTCAGTGCTTCCATGGTGGTGCTGCTCTGGGGCGGGTCAAAGCCCAGCAGCCGTACCTTCACGGCTACGTAAGCCTTCACGGCTTCCACCTTCACCGGGTCGGCAACGAACTCCGTCCATTCGTTTTCTTTCCCGGAAATGGCGTACCCTTCGCCGGGCCCCACGCCCATCTGCACCAGTGCAAACAGCGCCATGTTGATGTACATGATGATGTCCGCATCAAAGTCGGTGCACTCCTCGGCAATGCCCAGCAGCTTCTTTACGCTTGTAAGGATGCTGTCCATACTACGCCTCCGTCAATGTGCGGTGTTTCCGTCCGCAATGCACTGGTTCTCCCACTTCTTGTACACGTCGAGGTAGGTCTCCTTCTTGTCGCCGTTGTGGGTGATCTCATAATACATGCCATCGGATACGGTGGTGCTTACAAGCGCCTTCCAGTTCTGCAAGGTCTTCGAGAACCATACGATGAACGCATCCTCCATCGTCAACTTCTTGCCGTCGGTCGCGTCTACATGACTGTTGAAGTAGTCCACCACCAGCTGCTTTGCGCGGGTCATAAAATCTCTCTGTTCCATTTTTATTCCTCCTCGGCATCGCTGTAGCCACCCATAATGTAGCTCATCATGGCATAATACCAGTCCTTCTGAGCCCTCGCCAGAAGTTCCAGTTCGGCCAGATGGTGGGACGCACCGTCCTTCCCCATGGCCGCTTCTTTCTGTGCACTCTCCTCGACCAGCTTGGCCAGCCTCCCCGCATCAATCGCCACTTGACCAGGCTTCAGCAAAACGAGATCTCCCTCAGCACTCGGAGCAGCGTTTTGTGCGGTCACAGCATGATTCTCATCCCTCCGCGGGACAATCTTCATCCCATCAAGCGTAATATCCCCGGCCCGTGTTGCCCGCACCTGCTGCCCATCCACGTTCGTGGCCAAAGCATCGTCAAAGTCAAAGCCCCTGTTCCGCGGAGCAGCCGTATAGCCCTGCTGGAGCCCTGCTTCCGCAATGCCCACGTTCGCCCAGAGCAGTGCCTCGTCCAGCTTGGTCAGCGCCAGGCTTCTCGCGCGCGGCTCGGTGCAAGGTGCTGGAGCATCGCCTCTGCCTCTTCCAGCTTCCGCCGCAGCCCCATGGCGTAGTCCTGCTCTCGCCGGTTAAATGCTTTTTTCTGGTACATACTCATTTCCTCCACTGGATATCAGACTTTCTTCTTTACATACAACATATGGATTGATATACTTATCTCAAACGGTTTTTCTTATACTTCGGAGGCAATATATGCAGTCTTACACCTGTCCCAACTGCGGTGCTCCTGTAAAAATGGATGACCACGGTGCATTTCTCGAGTGTCCTTATTGTGGATCACAGTTCAAGCCCGATGATTCTTCATCTGATGAGCCAAGCAGTCGTCAAACGGATTCGGACGATGATAACGAAGAACTTCGCACCTATGCAGAAATAGTAAATCGCCATATTCCAGAATTTTCGGTCACCGAATTTATCGATAGAGCCAAGCATATTCTCGAAAGAACTCTTGATTTTCTCGGTGATCACGGAATGTACATCCAAGTCGGTGTCGTTTTGCTTTTTGTCGCCTTAGCCATTGTCAGTTTCTTCTTGTAACTTATTCATGTTTTTATCCATGGGCAGGTGTCACCCGGTCTTCTTTCTCCGTCCGGCAGCTTTGGGCCCTTTCCCGTTCCGTAATGGATCACCTTGTGCGTTGCCGCCGAAGCACAAATGGCGTTCTCCGGGTCAAGCAGCTTTTCGCTGTGCTGGAGAACGTCATCTTTTGTTATGGGGTTTATGTGGTGGATGGAGATCTTCGGTCGGATCGGCCTTCCGTCCCGCAGCACCCAGTCTGTGATCGGGTGGTCTTTGCACCCCAGGTCGCATCCCATGTCCCGGGCAATAATTCTGTCCCGGAACTGCCGCCACTCTCTCGATTGGTAGAAGTCCTGGTTCAGCCATCGGTCAAACCCAAAGGTATCTCTCCCCACTTCCCCGTGCAGCTGTAAATACTCCAGCCTCTCCTCGTATGTCGGCAGCGTGCAAAGTTCCGTGTAGCTTTTCATAAGTGCTTTCATCACTCTTATCATTTACGATAACTGCTAAGCCGTCTTTTAACGGCTCGCCTGACTGGTACACGAGAAGCTGCCACAATCTCTCCAATTCTTCTCGTGTCATATCCATCACCTTTTCACCACATAATACTAATACCTACGATAACAAGCATAGTTGCTGCCACGATCAGCAGGTATAATATATAATGGTAGATATCGTTCTCGATGTATCCGGAATCTGTCATAAAAACAGCAAACAACCCAATCAGATTAAGGATCGCACCCGCTATAACCAGGTACCGCCCGTCCAACACAATTGTAATCATGCGCAGATCCCTCAAATATACCCACATGCCGCCATAAGCTCGCCAAACAGCAAAAAGCCGATCGTAGCATATGTCATTGCTGTAAGGATCGCATCAAATCGACGGTTCACCCCGAAATAATCGACCCCAATAAAGATCTCAACGATCAGCAGTGGGATCGCAGCGAGGATCATGATCTGAAATACCTCAGCATTCATACTCGTCATCCTCTCCCAGGCCGTTGTATTTCTTCATAGCAGCAATGACCTTCTCGTACAGTTCCTCAGAGTGCTTTGCATTCTGGAGTGTCTCGGTCTTTGCCCGCAGCAGCTTGTTTTCCTCTTCCAGCTTTGTTTTCTCCAACTCGTTCTTAGAGGTCGCCAGCTTCAGAAAATGGGTCGTCTCAGCACTGGATGCCGTACCTTCCAGCAGTCGTTTCTCAACCAGCTTCATTGCCAGGTTGATCATATAGTTTTCTTGCGCTTCCGGGGTGCTTGCAGGCCGCGAAGTTGCAGCCGACATTTCGCCCGGAGCAGACTTCTTAGGTTTCATTGCAATAACCTCGTTTCACATTCTTATTTTGCTTTTGCAAGGGTTCATGGGAGTCGCAGTAGTACCAGTTAAGCCTGTCTCATTTGAAAGGAGAAGAAAAAGCAGATCATGCCCAATGGAGGTTGAACATCGTGAAAGCCCTGAACCCAAATATATAGGAGGATACTACTCCCATGAGCCCTTGCAAAAACCGCCGAAGCCCCGGTCTACACCCCAGAACCTCGGCAATTTCCCATATGACTGTAAATCTTAACACCTGCTGTGGATACAAGCATCGAGAGTTTACACAAATATAATCGGCAGCTTTCGCTGTCGGAGCCTTAAAGCCCAAATATCAATTTTCCCTCCGGGGAAATAT